AGAGAGGACATTGCCAAAGAAGTCAGAACACTGTTGATAACCACAGCCTCGTTCTAACATCTTACGCATCTCTTCAAGGTCTTCTGCTGTAAGCTTTTTATTATAAGCCATATAACTCCTTTACAAAGTTAAAGAAGTATTATAGCAGAACCCCCTCCCCAAGTCAAGCAAAATTTGCTATAATAACTACATAGACACTAAAAGTGTCTCTTTTTTACAACACTAAAGGACTCCAATGGAACAATCCTTGCAGCAATATTACGAAGAACAATTCTCATTGTTCTCCCAGCAAGGCTGGAAAGACCTCACAGAAGACTTACAGAAGTTAAGAGACAGTATTGATGACTTGTCGGCTGTAAAAGACTCCAATGATCTATGGTATCGCAAGGGGCAGTTGGACATTCTTGATCTGATCATCGACCGTAAGAAAATGTGTGAGAAAGTCTTTGAGGAATTGCAAAATGCGGAGAATATTTGAATTTGCCTGTCCTTGTGGACTGGTGTTTGAGAAGTTGGTAGACGACAGAACCCGTGCTATTGAATGCGGATGTGGCATGGCAGCAGAACGGATCATGTCTGCTACTAACTTCAAACTGGAAGGCATCACTGGTGCCTTTCCTGGTGCGTACTCCCGTTGGGAGCGTGTGCGTGCCGAAAAGATGAAAGAAGAACGCAAGAAGGCCGCTTCTCATGGGGAGTAAGCGGGAACCTAAATGCAATAATGTCCTAAAACCCAAAAGGGCAGGATGAAAGGTTTGGTATGGCTCTAATTGACAATGAAGAACTGAATCAGGGCAGTGAACTGGAAGCAGTTGAACGACAAGAGACAGCTAAGGCTGTTGAACCGGAAGCTCCTAAAGTCCCCAGTAAATACCAGGGTAAGTCTTTAGAAGAAATTGTGCAGATGCACCAAGAGGCTGAAAGGCTCATTGGTCGTCAAGCGCAAGAGGTTGGTGAAGTTCGCAGGCTTGCAGATGAACTACTGAAACAACAACTCTCTCATAAGAAAGAAGCGCCACCGCAAGTTGAAAATGAATTAGACTTCTTTGAAGACCCCAAGACCGCTGTTCAGAAGGCTGTTGCCAATCACCCCGATGTACTTGCTGCAAAGCAAGCTGCACGACAGATGCAACAGTTACAGACGCAAGCTGCTCTGGCTAAGAAGCATCCTGACTTTGCTCAGGTGGTTCAAGACCCGGAGTTTGTTAACTGGATCAAAGGATCACCGATGCGTGTTAACATGTACGCATTGGCCGATGCCCAGTATGACTTCAATGCTGCTGATGAACTGATTTCTACATTCAAACAGATTCGTGGAGCTAGGACGAATGAGACTGTCACTACGGGACAGCAAACTCGTGCTAAAGACATGAGAGCTGCTAGTGTAGATGTTGGTGGGACTGGTGAGTCATCGAAGAAAGTTTATCGCCGTGCCGACCTTATCCGGCTGAAAATGACTGACCCTGCACGATATGAAGCCTTACAACCTGAAATCATGGCTGCATACTCGGAGGGGCGTGTAAAATAACTTTTGATTTTAGGAGATTAATATGCCTTTAGGTACCGATCAAGTCACCGTAACCACCGCTGCCAATTTCATTCCCGAAATTTGGAGCGATGAGATTGTTGCGGCTTACAAGCGCAGCTTAGTTGCTGCTAACCTCATCAAGAAGATGAACTTCAAGGGCAAGAAGGGTGACGCTGTTCACATTCCTGCTCCCACCCGTGGCTCTGCTTCTGCTAAGGCCGCTAACACCCAGGTGACGCTGATTGCAGCCACCGAAGGTGAGCGAGTCATCACCATCAACCAACACTGGGAATACTCCCGTCTGATCGAAGACATCGTGGAAGCCCAAGCCCTGTCGAGCCTGCGTCAGTTCTACACGGACGATGCCGGTTACGCTCTGGGTCTGCAAGTGGACACGAGCATCATCCGTCTGGGCCGTGGCGTGCAGGGCGGTAACGCTGCTAACGCTGCTTATGCTGGTGCTTTCTCTGGCGCTGACGGCACGACTGCCTACAACGCTGGTGCTAACACGGGCTCTGGCGCTCTGACCGATGCGGCTATTCGCCGTTCGATTCAGCGTCTGGACGACAGCGATGTGCCGATGGATGGCCGTTTCCTGATCGTTCCCCCGTCTACCCGTAACACCCTGATGGGCATTGCTCGTTTCACCGAGCAGGCTTTCGTGGGTGAGCAGGGTAGTGCTAACACGATCCGCAATGGCGAGATCGGCAATGTGTACGGCATCCCCGTGTTCGTGACCAGCAACGCTGACACGACCTCTGGCACGACTGCTACCCGCATCTGCTTGCTGGCTCACAAGGACTTCGGCGTGCTCGTGGAGCAAGTTGGTGTTCGTACGCAGACCCAATACAAGCAAGAGTACCTGGGTACGCTGTTCACCGCCGATGTGCTGTACGGCGTTGGCGAACTGCGCGATGGCGCTGCTGTTGCTCTGGCTGTTCCGGCCTAAGTAACTTGAGAGGCTGGCCCTTCGGGGCTGGCCTTTTTCATACTGTACGGGTTACATTATGAGAAAGGTTTAATATGAAATTCATGTGCAAATATTCGGGTTCTATCTATTCGTTTACGCTAGAACACGACATCAAGGCAATGCTGACGCATCCTGACTATATGAAGGTTGACGAAGAAGAAGTTAAAGAAGAAGTTGCTTCTGAGCCTGCCAAGCGTGGTCGTCCTGCTAAGAAAGACGCTGAAGAATGAGACAAATATCCGTAGGTAACAACCTAACAGCCGCTACTAAGACTACTGTTTACACTGTTCCTACGGGTTATTATGCTCTGTGGAACCTCTGTTATGTGGTCAACCATACGGGCAACAACAAAACCATTGATGTATTCTGGTATGACAAGAGCACCAATGTAGAGATTAAAGTATTAGACGGATATTTGTTAAGCCCTACACAGTTCTTGAAGTTTGACGGCGGGGCTTACGTTGTCTTAGAAGAAGGTGATGAGATTCGCTGTGAGTCTGAACTTGCTTCTACAATGAGTACGATCAATACCTTTGAATTGTATAGGAAACCATAATGGCTGACCTTAAGCAAATTATTCAAGAATTAAATGCTGAAATTTCAGCAGAGAACCCGACTGTTAGTCGAGTGCTTGAGGATGGCAGTCGTGTTGTTTCTTACGGCGATGGGCGCTTTGCTTACTACAAGCCGGGAGAAAGCAAGTACACGCTGTATGATGCCTCTGGTAACTTAGAAGGTTTTGAGTCTCAACGGAATGTTCGTGGTGGTGTTGAGTACACGACTTTCAATCCCGAAGGCCAACAGATTGATCAGTTTGTAGCCTCTAATACTCCGGGTCTGGCAGGTATCTTAGCACCGATAGCTTTAACGGCTATGGGTGGCTATGCTTTAGGTCCGGCAGGTTCAGGACTTCTGAGCACCCCAGCCGCTGCTGCTACTTCTGCGGGTGGAATGACTTTATTCCAAGGCGGTTCTGCCGAAGATGCTCTAAAAGCTGCTGCACTTGCTGGTGCCCT